GATACTCATTTGGAGTATCTGACTTCAGAGGTATCTATGGCGTTGAAGGTGCGTAATCAATAAATTTTATGGGGCCGCCTTAAAACGGCCCCATTTACTTAACAAACTGGTGAGAACATGAAAAAATTTTTAATTAATATTTGGGCCTATAATCATCACTCAAAATTTGAAGTGTTATCAGAAGATAATGCTAAATCCCTAGAAAATGCAATCCTTGACAAACTTGGAGAAAAAAGTATAAAGTGGGAAGATCTTGGAATTAGTTATGATGACAAGACTAACAGAATAACCTATGAGGAGGTTATCAATGATACAAGACCTATACAAACAAAAAAGGTCCTGGGAGTTGAAGTGGGAACAGGAGCATCTATCTAACGGTAGATATACTCTTGAGATGGTCAGAATCGATGACAAAGTCAGAGAGATCATCACAAAGATAAAACTGGAAGAAGCAGTTATTGCCCACAAGCAGAATAAGATTGAAGGATCTGCTCCCCAAGTTTCAGTAGCTACTTAATAAAAAGCTACATCGTTGAATAAATCACATTCACATTACAGGCTCTCTTGCGCTCTACTTAAATCTAGTATATAGATAATACAAATAAATTGGTTATCAAAAAATAACTGGCGTTATAGGAGGCGCTGATATTATGACAACACACTTTACTTCAGGAGTAACTAACGTTGTAGCGGGTGGAACTGGTGGAAGGCTTAAAACACCTGATCCAATCAAATACCACATGTACCACAACGACTTCGATAAATTTGTAGCAGCTGATTATACAATCACTACTACAGAAGCTGGTGGCGGAGACGCTACAGAAACTATCATCACTGGTGATGGTGGTTTGTTAAAAATAACAAATGATGCTGCAGACAACGATTTAGACTTTTTACAATGGAAAGGACATGCGTCTGGAACTATTGAAAACTATAAATACGAAGCAGCAAAAGACTTATATTATTCTGTAAGATTCCAAACTAATGATGCAACTGAAAGTGAGTTAGCTATCGGATTAATAATCACAGACACAGATCCATTTACATCTGTAACTGATGGTATATTTTTTAGAAAAGCTGATGGAGATGCAACATTACAGTTTGTAGTTGAAAAAGATGGTACAGAGTCAACTTTAGATGTTGCTGAACTAGCAGATGATACTTTTATTACTGTTGGTTTTTACTACGATACTAAAGATAGAAAGTTTCACGTTTACAAAAACAATAAAGAAATCGGAAAGGTTGTAAATACAAATGCACCTGACGATGAAGAACTTGCTATCTCTTTTGGTATTAAAAATGGAGCAGCGGCAGCTAAATCATTAACTCTTGACTACATCAATGTAGGAAAAGAGAGAACAGCTGATACTGAACTTTAATAAGTAATAGTGTGGGCTTCGGCCCACACAAACTTTTAGGAGAAACAAAAATGGCAACAGACGTAAAAGCAAGGTTTGCAACTGGAGGAACAGCTACTGGTGCTGCGGTTATAGCAGCTGAACAAGATCCTGCAGATGGAGCAAATTTAACTTTAGAAGCAGCCGCTGCAACTTTTGCACAAGCTGATGATGGTTCGTGCACTGTTCAAAAAATTACTTTAACATCTGGTTCAGGTGATGATAATTCAGACGTAACATACACAGTGACTGGGACTGACCATAATGGTAATACTATAACTGAAGATATTACAGGACCTGCTGGTGGAGCTACAGTAACTTCAACTAAATTCTACAATACAGTTACACAAATAACTGGAAACGGAGCAGCTACTACAGATATTTCTGCAGGAGTAACTTCGGTTGGTATGCATGCTGTTTTATTTGCAGGTAGAACTAGAATAAAAGGAATGCATGGAGTTATAGCATCTGCAGATAATTTTTTATTTAAAACTTCTTCAAGCACAGGAACTACTGTAATGACCATACCTGCAGACGCAGGAGATTTAGATCCTTACATTCCTGATGATGGAGTCTTATTTGAAGATGGTGCTTTTCTTCCGATGGACCAAGGTGATATAACAGGGTTGACAGTATACCTAGACGCATAGGAGGTTAAATGGCAAATACTACCTCTGGAACAACAACATTCGATAAAACTTTTGCTATCGAAGAGATAATAGAAGATGCTTTCGAACGTATTGGATTAAATTCTGTAGCAGGTTATCAACTTAAATCTGCAAGAAGATCTCTTAATATTTTATTTCAAGAATGGGGCAATAGAGGTATTCACTATTGGGAAGTAGGTTCAACAAACCTAGATCTTATAGAAGGTCAGGCAGATTATGATTTTTTTAGATCTAGTGATGATGGAACATCTGCAACAACAACAGATCCAGCAAGCGTGTTTGGTATATCCGATGTCCTTGAGGCACAGTTAAGATCTAATAGAACACAGACAACACAATCAGATAGTCCAATGACAAAAGTTGATAGATCAACTTATGCTGGTTTTTCAAACAAACTTTCAAAAGGCACACCTAATCAATATTGGGTAGAAAGATTTATAGATAAAGTTACAATACATATTTATCCAACACCAGATTCAACAAACGCATCAAAGGATATGCACTTCTTTTTTATAAAAAGAATACAGGATGTAGGAGATTATACAAATGCAACTGATGTACCATTTAGATTTGTGCCTTGTATGGTATCAGGACTTGCATATTATCTAGCACAAAAATATCAACCACAACTTTTACAAGCTACAAAATTAGCTTACGAGGATGAATTTGCAAGAGCACTAGCGGAGGACGGATCAGCTTCAAGCACACACATTACGCCTAAAGCTTATTATCCGGGAACATAATGGCAAAGTACGCAACAGGAAAATACGCGCGAGCAATATCAGACAGATCTGGTATGGAGTTTCCATACAAAGAAATGGTCAGAGAATGGAATGGTGCGTTTGTGCATGTATCTGAGTTTGAACCGAAGCAACCACAATTAGAACCAAAACCTATGAACGGTGATTCTATATCTCTTAGAAATGTTAGACCTGATAGAACAGAAACAGCCGTGCCTAACATATTACCATTAAATGCATTTACAACAACGAGTGGGTCCGCAACGATATCTGTTAATGAGCCAGATCATGGCAGATCAACAAGTGATAGAGTTAGATTTAGAGACGCAACTGTTGTTGGTGGAGTGGCGGCTGCAACAATAAACGATGCAGCAGGATACGTAATTACTAAAGTTAACGATGATAATTATACCTTTGCAACAGGCACAACATCTAGTATAACTGAAACAGGAGGAGGCGGTTTTGCATCTGCAGGACCGGTAACAGTAACAGCATGATTAAATGGATTAAAAATTTATTTTGTAAAATAATTGGTATTAAACAATGTCAATGTCCAGAAGATGAGCACATAAAATTATATACAGAAGTTCCAGAACCAGAAACTCCCATATATACAGATATTGATGGTAAAGCAGTAAAATGTGGAACACACAATAGATACAAAAAAAGTTGTCCTATTTGTAAAGAAGTAGCGGGGCAGATATAATGGCAGGATTAAGTGCATCAGGATTAAAAACACAAATCAGAAGTTACACTGAAACAGACTCAAATGTTTTAACAGATGCTGTTTTAGAAAATATAATTTTAAACGCACAATATAGAATTTTTAGAGATGTGCCCATTGACGCCGATAGAAAGCAACAAGATGGTAATTTAGTAACTGGTCAGTCGACTATTAACGCTCCAGCAGGAGCTGTTTTTATTAGAGCCATACAAGTGTATGATTCAACATCAGCTGTAACCGGAGCAAATGTTTTTTTAGAAAAAAAAGATATTTCATATTTACAAGAATATGTATCATCGACAGAAACAGCAAAAAGAGGGCAGCCTAAATATTACGCTATGTTTGGTGGAGCCACTGGAGAATCAGACACTACTTCTGGAAGGATGATGTTTGCTCCTGTTCCTGACACAACATATAAATATAGAGTTCATTTTAATGTTGCACCAGCTCTTTTAGAAAACAATGATACTAATTATATTAGTCTTAATTTTCCAAATGGTTTATTATATTGCTGTTTATCAGAGGCATACGGCTTTTTAAAAGGTCCGATAGATATGTTGACACTATATGAAAATAAGTATAAACAAGAGGTACAGAAGTTTGCTAACGAGCAAGTTGGTAGAAGACGAAGAGATGACTATACTGATGGCGCTGTTCGTATTCCAGTAACCTCAGCAAACCCGTAGGAGAATAAATTATGGCAATAACATCGGCAATTTGTAATAGTTTCAAACAAGAAATATTAGTTGGCACACACAATCTTACTGCATCAAGTGGTAATACTTTTAAAATAGCTTTATATACAAGTTCAGCAACTTTAAATAAATCAACAACTGCCTATTCAACATCAAATGAAATTTCAAATACATCAGGATCTGCGTACAGTTCAGGTGGTGCAACTTTAACAAGCGTTACACCAACTACATCTGGCACAACTGCATTCTGTGATTTTGCAGACGTAAGTTTTACTTCAGC